TTAATACTCAGTCGCGAGCATGATGGTCAGCACGCGGATGGTGACCTTTGGGTCAGCGGGGTTTTCTGATCCGAAAGTCAGGGTGTGGTCATAGTAGTCAATCTTCCAAAAGAAGTCGCGCCCTTCGACGACTACCTTGCCGAAGTCATGCTCGCCGTATGGGTCGTTGTCCTCGGTGAAGTTGTCGTAGTGCATGACGGCGGCGAACAGTGCGGCGCGTGTATCATCGCTTAATTGATTCACGCCGCTGGTCGTCATGACCTTGCCTCCCCAGTATGTCTGGCGGAATCGGTCGTTCAAAGCGGCGATGATCGGGCTTTGGTTGTCATGTTGGGGTGTTTCGGTGACATTTTCGGTGGTTTGCATAGCATTTTCCTTCATTTGCTGGGGTTAAACCTTCTATCGGATAACACCCTGCCACCTGCAATCAAGGCTCTTTTGCCTTTAATAACAATTGGTTGACCTTCTGGGTCCTTCCCAAGCCGAACCTATACGGGGACGCTTGGCGTGGCATTTCGCCAGCGACACGTTCCAGAAGTCCATTTCGTTTCGTTTTTTTCAAACATGGAGAACCCTATGAAAGTCGAATTACTCGACCTCAAAAAACTTGTGCCTTACGCCCGAAACCCAAGGATTACCGCGCACGCGGTGGACAAGGTGGCGGCCTCCATCAAGGAGTTCGGATTCCGCCAGCCGATTGTCGTGGATTCCGAAATGGTCATCATCGCGGGGCATACACGCTATCAGGCAGCGCAGAAGCTGGGCTTGAAGAAAGTGCCTGTGCATGTGGCGCAGGGTTTGTCCGCCGAACAGGTGAAGGCATATCGCATTGCTGACAACCGCACTGGTGAGGAAGCGCAGTGGGATAACGAAATGCTCTCCCTCGAATTGGCTGATCTCGACAACATGTCATTCGACAAAGCGGTGCTTGGCTTTGAAGCGGCGGAATTGGAGCAGCTGCAGAAAAGCCTCGAAAGCCTACTGACCGACGGCATTGATGACGACGAGGAAAAGCCCATCGACGAAGCCGACACCCGCGCAACCATCGGACCCTACAGCTTTGAGATTCCCCGCGAACGATACCTCGCATGGATTGAGGAAGTGAAACAGGAAGTCGGCTTCGACAAGGAAGCCATTGTCCACGAACTGAAAAAGAGGCTCAGCTTATGAAACTGATCGACATTGATAGCCTGAACCCGTCCACCTACAACCCGCGCACCGCAGATCCTCGCCGCCTCGATTTGATTGAGCTGTCGCTTCGCAAGCTGGGCTTTCTCCTGCCCATCTATGCCACGCCCGACGGCGAAATCATCTCTGGTCACCAGCGGCATCATGTGGCGAAGCGGCTGGGCGTGAAACAAGTGCCAGTGGAGTTCACCAGGGCGATGGATTTGGAGGAGCGCAAAGGCGTGAACGTCGCCTTCAACCGCGCCACCAATGATTTGCGCCCGAAGGATACGCCCGAGAATATCACCGATGCGCTGGCGCGGGTGGATGTGAAGGCGATTGCGGCGGCAATTCCTGACAAAACGCCTGACACGCCCGAGTTCTACCCGTGCCTGAAGGCGCAGGTGATGCCGATTGCGCCATTGCTCAAAGCCAACAAAGGCCGCTGGATCACCTATGCCACCAGCATTTCCAAGACGCTTTACCTCAAAGGCGTGCTGATGCCCGTGGTTGCCACCAAAGACCTGCGCGTGGTGAACGGCATTGGCCGCTTGCAGATGCAGGCGGAATCCAAACGCTCTGATGTGGCGGTGGTATTGGTGACCGAGGACGAAGCGCGGCTGGCCGATGCCATGCTGAACCTGCTCTCGATGGATTTTGACATTCATAATCGTTACCGCGACCTGCTGCGCTACAATTCATTCCGCCGCCTGCGCCGCGTGCGCGAGGATCTGGGGCGTGGGTTTATTTTCGCGGTGGCTGGCAACAGCACGTCAAAGGATTTTGATGTGACCGAGCCGAAGAACCGCGACAAGTGGATGAAGGAACACGGCAAGTCGGTGCTGGATTTCGGCGCGGGGCATTTGCATGAAACGCAAATCCTGCGTTCCATCGGCGTGCGCGTCACTTCGTTTGAGCCATACCGCGTGAATGAGTCGGAGGAAATCGACAAGGCGGAATCGCTCCGCGTGGTGGATGAGTTCCTTGCCGATGTTGGTGATCGCAAAATCCCCTACAATTCGGTGTTCATCTCAAGCGTGCTGAATAGCGTGCCGTTTGAGGAAGATCGCAAGCACATCATTTGTCTGTGCGCCGCGCTCTGTTCTCCGCAAACGAAACTCTACGCGGTCGCCTCAAGTATCAACCACATCAACATTCGCCAGCTGAAAGGTTATAATTCCTTGAACGAACGGCAATCGACGGGGCGTGCCTTCCTGCTCGAATATGAATCGGGCATCACGCTGGGCGATATGACCAGCAGCCCGAAGGTGCAGAAGTACCATAGCCAGAACGAGTTCTATTGCCTGTTCAAAGAGTTTTTCGAGATCGTCCAGGTATCGGAGAGCAACAGCAACGTGCAGGCGGTATGTGCGAGGCCGAAACCGATTGATTACAAAAAGTTGAACGCAGCACTCGAGTTTGAATTCGATTTACCCTATCCTGATGGCAGCAGGATGGGGCGTGTAATTGATGCAAAACGCGCTTTCTCCGAGCGAACGGGACTTGTGCTATGATACTTTTGCTCGATCTTAACTACACGCTGGTGGAAAACAGCGATGATAAACGCCGCCCTTTCATAAAACAGATCGAGGCAGAGCAATATCGTCGCTGGCTGGTGGAGTTAATCAGGCCGCATCACGTCATCATGATGACAGCGCGGCCTGCGATGCACCGAGAAGCAACACTTGCGAGCATTAGCGCAAAAACCGCCTGGTTACCCCAGGAAGCGCATTTCAATGTTTACGGGCTTACACCCCCGTTGGCAAAGGAACGGATGCTTGCGGAGCATGTGCTGCCTAAACATGGTCAAAGTATTGGCGGCGGGGCAACATTCCTCGCTATCGAAAGCAACCCAAGAACCCACGCAATGTATGCACGCTATGGCATTCGGTCGGTGAAGATCGAACCAGGTGAGCGTTGGGACGCATTACCCGAGTAAACATCATGGATATTCCCCGCGAGTGGACGTTCGAGAACACGAAAGTGGCCTCGGGCTTCGATAGGCATGTGCGCGAGCAACTGCCTTGGTATGATTTGGTCACTGGTGCGGTGGCGCATATCGCCCGTCATTACATCCCCAAAAATGGGCTGGTGTATGACATCGGCGCGTCCACTGGCAACATTGGCCAAGCGATTGAAGAAACGATAGTTGAGCGCAAAGCCAAGCTGGTGGGTATCGAATCCAGCGCGGAAATGTGCGCGAGGTATAAAGCCCCTGGTGATTTGGTGCAGATCGACGCGCTTGATTATCGCTTCCAGCCTTATGACTTGGCGATTTGCTATCTGGTGTTGATGTTTCTGCCCGTCGGCAAACGGCAGGAGTTTATCGACTATCTGAAATCCCTCATCAAGCCAGGTGGTGCGCTGCTGATTGTAGATAAATGCGAAGCGGCCACGGGCTATGAAGCGACCGTGTTCTGGCGGCTGACACTGGCAGGAAAGATTGCCGCTGGTGTGGATGCACAAAGCGTCATCGCTAAAGAACTGAGTCTATCAGGCGTACAACGACCGCTCGACCCCGCCATGCTGGGTGACGATGCAGTGCAATGGTTCCGCTTCGGCGATTTCGCTGGGTGGATCGTGACTAAATGAGAAAAATATCATGCAACTTTTATACAAAGTCGCCGTCATTGCGCGGTTCTTGAACTTGACGGAACGGCGCGTGCAGCAGCTCGCTCGTGATGGCATCATCCCGAAACCAGAAAAGGGAAAATACGATCTGGTGGGATGTGTTCAAGGTTATATCGGCTACCTGCAAGCCCGTGCTTTTGGCAAGGACACTGGCACGGTGGATATGTACGCCGAACGCGGCAGGCTTCTCAGGCTGCAAGCCGATAGAGCGCAAATGGAACTGGATATGATGCGTGCAAGGCTCATTTCCGCAGATGAAGCGGAGGAACTTTGGGCAAGTCTGCTGGCCACCTTTCGCGCACGAATGCTCGCTGTACCAACCCGTGCGGCGCACCTGGTGCTTCATCTCAAGGAGTTTTACGCGATCGAACAGAGCCTGCGCGATCTGGTGTGCGACGCATTAACGGAACTCGCACGCTATGACCCAGAGCAACAAATCAGGCCAGAAGGCGTTGAAACGCGCACTGAAACACTTGAAGCCCCCGCCGAGGCTGAAGGTGAGCCAGTGGGCGGATGAATACCGCTTTCTAAGCAGCGAAGCCAGCGCAGAACCTGGCAAATGGCACACCGACCGCGCCCCGTACCAGCGGGAAATGATGGATGCAGTGAACGACCCCCGCACCGAGATGGTGGTCATCATGTCATCGGCGCAGGTGGGCAAAACGGAGATTATTAACAACATCATCGGTTACAACGTCCATCTCGACCCGTCGCCGATTCTACTGTTACAGCCAACGCTTGAGATGGCGGAAGCATGGAGCAAAGACCGCTTCGCGCCCATGCTGCGGGACACTTACGTTTTGAAAGGATTGGTGAAAGACCCGCGCACTCGGGATTCTGGCAACACGTTACTGCATAAGCGTTTCCCTGGTGGCCACATCACGATGGCGGGGGCGAATTCGCCTGCATCACTGGCCTCGCGCCCAATTCGGCTAGTGCTGTGTGATGAAGTGGATCGCTATCCTGTGTCAGCAGGCACGGAAGGTGACCCCGTTAGCTTGGCAAAAAAGCGCACCACGACCTTTTGGAATCGCAAGATTCTGCTGACTTCCACCCCCACCATTAAGGGGGCAAGCAGGATTGAAGCGGCATTCGAGCAAAGCGATCAGCGGCGGTTTTATGTGCCTTGCCCTCATTGCGGGGAAACGCAAACGCTGAAATGGCAACAGGTTAGATGGGAGCAAACCGAAAAGAAGGATGGTGAGGAAAAGCACCAGCCTGAAACCGCTGCCTATGTCTGCGAGCATAACGGCTGCATCATCACCGATGCAGAAAAAGCCGACATGCTGGTGAAGGGCGAATGGATTGCCGAAGCTCAGTTTAACGGCGTAGCGGGGTTTCACCTCAACGAGCTTTACAGCCCGTGGGTGACCTTCACGCAGATGGTGGCGGAGTTCTTAAAAGCCAAGAAGCTGCCTGAAACCCTCAAAACATGGGTGAATACCTCGCTTGGTGAAACGTGGGAGGAAAGCGGCGAAAGCGTGGAAGCAGATGTGCTTCTTCAGCGCAAAGAAAGTTGGGGCAATGACGCGCCCGAACCTGTGGTGCTGGTCACTGCTGGGGTGGACGTACAAGGTGACCGACTGGAGATTGAAGTCAAAGGCTGGGGCTTGGGTGAAGAATGCTGGTCACTGGATTACCGCGTGTTTTACGGTGATCCAGCGCAAAGCATGGTGTGGCAGGAACTGGATGCGTATCTGCTGCAACCTATCCGCAGCAAGCTGGGCGTGAATCTGAATATCGCCTGCGTGTGCGTGGACTCTGGCGGTCACCATACGCAAGCGGTGTATGAGTTTTGTGGTGCGCGTGCGGTGCGCGGCGTGTTCGCTATCAAAGGGATCAGCCAAACGGCGAAACCTCTGGTGGGACGGCCGAGCAAAAACAACCGCTACAAGCTCAGGCTCTATCCTATCGGCACGGATACGGCGAAGGAAGTCATCTTCAGCCGCCTTCGGCTCACCGAGCCTGGGGCGGGTTACTTCCATTTTCCGCTGGAACGTGACCGCGAGTATTTCTTGCAGCTGACGGGTGAGAAGCAAGTCACGCGCTTTGCAAAAGGTGTTTCAAAACGGGAATGGATTAAAACCCGCGCCCGAAATGAGGTGCTGGACTGCACGGTGTATGCGCTCGCGGCCTTCAAGCTACTCAATCCAAACCTCGCCAAGCTCGCCGAGGATTTGGAAAACGCGCCGCGCATCGTGGCAGAGCCGACGGATCAGGACAGTAAAAACCAACCAAACCAAGCGTGGATTCCACGCATGGACAACTGGCTATCGAGGTAAAAAATGGCATTTACGCAATCACAATTGGACGCACTGGAAGCGGCAATCGCCTCTGGCACGCTTGAGGTACGCACGGGCGATAAGTCGGTGCGCTACCACTCGCTCGACGAGATGATAAAGCTCCGCGACGTAATCCGTAACCAACTGAATGCTGACGCGCAAACACCGACCAGCCGCGCCAGCTTCGCCAGTTTTGTGAGGTATTAGCCATGTGGATTGATGACATCATCGGGGTGTTTTCCCCACAATCGGCGTTCAAGCGGAAACAAGCCAGAATCGCAATGGATATGCTGGCGCGTGGCTATGAAGGCGCGAAAACTGGCAGGCGGATTGATGACTGGATCACCAGCGGCACTTCGGCCAATGCGGAAATCAGTAGTGCTGGCAACCGCCTGCGCGAGCGTTCCCGCGATTTGGTGCGAAATAATTGCTATGGCAGCAAGGCGGTGGAGATTTTCGTCGGCAATGCTATCGGCACAGGCATCACCGCGCAGGCTCGCACCAGTTCGGAACGGCTGAATAAGCAGATCATGGCGGCATGGAATGAATGGTGCCAGTTCTGTGATGCGGATGGTGATTTGGATTTCTACGGGCTTCAGGCACTCGCTGCCCGTGCCATGTACGAAAGCGGCGAATGTTTTATCCTGTTCCGTGATCGCGGCTTGAGCAGCACCATGGGCGTGCCGCTTCAGTTGCAGATCCTGGAAGCGGATTTCCTCGACACGGCAAAATCCACCGTGGGTGAGAACGGCAACACCATTCGCCAAGGCATTGAGTTCGACAAGCAAAACCGCCGTGTGGCTTATTGGATGTGGCCGCAACACCCTGGCGAAATGATTGTTGGCTCGGCGCGTTTCCAAAGCGTGCGCGTGCCTGCCGATATGGTAGTGCATGTGTTCCGCAAACTCCGCCCTGGTCAGACACGCGGTGTCACCGCTTATGCCCCCTCGATGGTGCGGATGCGTGACCTTGACGGTTATGATGACGCGGAATTGTGGCGCAAAAAGATTGAAGCCTGCTTTGCCGCCTTCGTGGTGCAGAATAACGGCTCGGATGGACCCATCGTCGGCAATGTTGTGAACAAAGCCGCCAGCGGTGGTGCGAGTGGTGAACCGCAGCGGGTGGAGCAATTCCGACCTGGTATGATCGAGTATTTGCACCCTGGTGAGGATATACGCTTCGGCAATCCCACCAGCGACGGGAACTATGAATCCTACGAACGGGTGCAGCTGCACGCCATAGCCGCAGGGCTTGGCATTACTTACGAGCAACTGACGGGCGACCTCTCGCAAGTGAATTACAGTTCGCTTCGGGCTGGGTTGCTTGAGTTCCGCAGCCTGATCGAGATGCTGCGCTGGCAGGTATTCATCCCGAAAGTGTGCGCTCCCGTGTGGCGGCGGTTTATCGAACGCGCCTTCATCGCAGGGGAAATCAGCAAAATCGACTACGCGGTGACATGGACACCGCCCAAGTTCGAGATGATCGACCCGCTGAAAGACGCGCAGGCCGACACCATGATGATGCGTAACGGCACGCTGACGCTCAAAGAAGCGATTGCCCGTCATGGATTCGACCCCGAGCAGCAGCTGCAAGAAATCGCCGACACCGCGCAGAAACTCGATGCGTTTGGCTTGGTGTTGGATAGCGATCCACGCACCACAGCGAAAAGCGGCGTGGTGCAAACCCCTAACGATGGAGCAAGTAATGACCAAACCACCAAACCTTCAAACGAGTAATCTGCCACTGCAAACGCGGCTGGCGACACTGGACGCGGAATCAGAAGACCGCGTGTTCAATGTCATCTTCACCACGGGCGCGGTGGTGCGGCGTTACAATTTCATGGCCGATGAGATGTATGACGAGGAACTGGTGGTGAACCCCACCTCCGTGCGCCTCGGCAGGCTCAATTCAGGTGCTGCCCCCGTACTCGATACCCATAGCGACTTCGCGCTTGAGAATATCAAGGGCGTGGTGGTGGGTGGCAGCGCACGCATCGAGGACGGGCTTGGCTATGCCAGCCTGAAGATCGACGGCGGTCAGGAAAGCGAACCCATACTTCGCAAGATTCGGGATGGCATCATCCGCAACGTCAGCGTTGGCTACCGTGTCCACCGATACGAGGTCATTCGCAGTGATGGCGCGGTGCCGCTTTACCGTGCCGTCGATTGGGAGCCATACGAAATTTCGCTGGTTCCTATCGGCGCGGATGCAGGTGCTGGCATCCGTTCCAACCCTCACACATTCCCGTGTGAGATTTTTAACTACCAACCCCCAAAGGAGAACCGCTCTATGACGTACAATGAAACCCAGCCGACTGATTTCCCCGATCACACGGAGAATCCGTCGGCAACCGCCACCGCTGAAACACAGGCAGTTGTGGCGGATACTTCGCAACCCGACCAGCTGCGTGCCGAAGGCGCGTTGGTGGAACGGAGCCGCGTAGCAGAAATCACCAAAATCACGCGTGCAGCCATGTTGCCCGATACCTTCGCGCAAAAGCTGGTGAATGATGGCACTGCCGTCACTCAGGCACGCAAGCTGGTATTGGATGAACTGGAACGCCGCAGTAGCCCCGCCAATGAAATCCGTCCGCATGTGTCTATCGTGCGCGATGAGATGGATTCGGCGCGTGCGATGGTGGAAAATGCGCTGCTACACCGCCATGATCCGCAAAAATATAAGCTGGATGATGGTGCGCGTGAGTATCGCGGCATGTCGCTGATGGAAATTGGACGCGATATGCTCGAACGTCGCGGCATTCGTGCGCGTGGCCTTTCCAAATCGGAAGTGGCAGGCATGATGCTGGGGCTGGAAACTCGCGGTGGATTACACTCCAACAGCGATTTTCCGTTCATTCTGGCAAACGTGGCGAATAAAACCCTCCGCAATGCCTATGAAGCGGCACCGCAAACCTTCAAAGGGTTTTCCCGCCAAACCACCAATCCCGATTTCAAGACCATCGCACGCACACAGCTGGGTGATGCGCCTTCGTTGGATAAGGTGAACGAGTCGGGCGAATTCAAACGCGGCACGGTGGGTGAAGCACGAGAACAATACGCACTTGCTACCTATGGCAAGGTCGTGGCTGTCACCCGTCAGACCATCATCAACGATGATCTGGGGGCATTCACTCGCTTGCCTGAAATGTTTGGCCGTGCCGCCGCTGACTTAGAGAGCGATACGGTATGGGGCATCATCACCAGCAACCCGACGATGGGTGATGGAACAGCATTGTTCCACGTCAACCACGGCAATCTTGCAGGTGCTGGCGCAGTCATCAGCGTGGCAACGCTGGGTGATGGCCGTGCGGGTATGCGGAAACAGAAAGGCTTGAACGGACGCTTTATCAACGTCATGGCCAAGTATCTGCTGGTGCCTGCTGCCATTGAAACCGTTGCCGAGCAGTTCGTGACGCAGACCAACATCATCTACACCAAGAGCAGCGATTACAATCCGTTTGCTAACAAGTTGCAGGTGATCGCAGAACCGCGCCTCGATGCAGCTTCGGCAACGTCTTGGTATCTCGCCGCAGACCCTGCTCAGATTGATACGATTGAGTATGCGTATCTTGAAGGTCAGGAAGGCGTGTACCTCGAAAGTCGTGTTGGCTTTGATGTCGATGGTGTGGAACTGAAAGCACGCCTCGATTTCGCGGCTAAAGCGATTGACTGGCGTGGCTTCTGGAGAAACCCAGGCGCGTAATCTTTTACCAAACTGACGACGTAACGTGAGCGGCTTCAAGCCGCTTTTTTTGTATCTAAAAAAGGAGAATCCTATGAAGAACTTCGTAATGGAGGGTAAAACTCTTACCCTCACAGCCCCGTATGCCCTGACTGCTGGTCAAGGCTTGCTGGTTGGTTCCCTCTTTGGTGTGGCATCAGGTGATGCCGCTATCAGCACCGAGGTGGAAGCAATCACTGATGGTGTATTCACATTGACCAAAGCAACAGGTGCCGCATGGACAGTCGGTGCGCTGATCTACTGGGACAATGCGGCGCGTAACTGCACCACCACGGTTGCCACCAACAAGCTGATCGGGGTTGCCACTGCTGCCGCTGCTTCGGGCGACACGGTGGGCAATGTGCGCCTGAACTCGGCTTACATCAGCTAATGACAGCTTTTGACACAGCGATTCAGGCTCTTTTCAACGACCGCAATTTGTCAAAGCCAGCCTTTTTCTTGCCCATGTTAGGTGCGAACCGTTCGGTGCGCGTGATTACTCGTGCGCCAGATGTGTTTCAGGATGTTGGGGGTTCGGTGATCGAAACACCCACCCTTGTGGTGGAGGTTCAGGTTTCTGAATGCCCCAACATCGTGCCTGGTGACCAGTTCATGATCGACGGCATCACCTACAAAACGCAAGCAAGGCCGCGCCGCGACCCAGAGCGGTTAATCTGGCAGGTCGATTGTTATGCGGATTGAAGCAGCCATCACGGGTAACCTTCACAAGTTCATGGAGCAGCAAAAGGCGGCGGCGAAAGCCGCTGTCACTGCTGGCGTGGCGGAGGTTACCGAACGCATAAAGAACGACCTGCGGGGGCAAGTGACGGGTGCAGGATTAGGCAATAAGCTCGCCAAAAGCTGGCAAGCCAAGCTCTATCCCAAAGGCCAGAAATCTATTTCAGCGGCGGGCTGGGTATTTTCCAAAGCCCCGAAGCTGATCCGCGCTTTCAACGAAGGTGCGCTCATCAAAAGCAAAGATGGGTTCTTTCTGGCAATCCCCACCGAAGCCGCTCCGAAGCGCGGCGTGGGTGGCAAGCGGATTACCCCGTCAAACTTTCCCGAGCATTCGCTGGGGCGGCTTCGCTTTGTCTATCGCCCAGGGAAAATCTCCCTGCTGGTGGTGGACAATCTGCGTGCCAGCACAGGCAAGCGCGGTGGTTTTCGCAAAGCCAGTGACTCCGCGCTCAAGTCAGGGCGTGGGGTCACCACCGTGGTGATGTTTCTGCTCGTGCCACAAGTGAAGCTGAAGAAACGCTTGGATTATCAATCCGTGGTGAACCGCTGGGAAAGCCAGCTGCCACAAACCATTTTGAAGAACTGGAAAGAGGTATCCCCCAATGCCGAGCAAACGTGAACAGGTGCTGGATCGGCTGGCAACCAAACTCAAAACCTTGGAAAGCACAAGCCTCAAGGTTTACCGCAATCTTGATAAACCCCAGCAGATTCCATCGGGCGGCATGATTGTGCTGCGTGATGGTGTGGCGGGAGAACCTGAAGTGCTGCTCTCGCCACTGACTTATATTTATGAGCAGCTGGTGACGGTGGAAGTGATGGTGCAAAACCCTGACCCCGCCGCCCGTGACGCGCTGCTTGATGTGCTGCTGGTGGCGTTGAGCGGAGTGATTACAGGAAACCGCACACTGGATGGGCTTGCCGAATGGATGGAAGCCCGATCACCAGAGTTTCAAGACGAACCGATTGAAGGAGCAGCCAGCATCCGCGCCGCCACGGTGCAGGTGATGGTGCGCTTTTTCACATCCGACCCACTCAATTAACCAACCAAAACAGGAGTAAATCTTATGGCTCGATCCTATGGCTCGGCAGCGACGTTGCTTGCCTTGAAAGAATCCACTTACGGGGTAAAACCCACAGGTAACTGGGAGAAGTTCGCATTTGTGTCTTCGGACTTAAGCGCGGAACAAAACCTGCTTTCCTCTGACCTTCTCGGGCAAGGCCGCGAACCGCGTGCGCCGTTTCGGGATGTGATTAACGATGAAGGCAATCTGGTTGTGCCAGTGGAAGGCCGTGACTTTGGTCGCTGGCTGCAACTGCTGCTTGGTAACCCCGTATCGGCTGGCGTTGCGGCGACGGGTGACATCACCTTCACCGCAAACCCAAGCGTGAGCCATACCATCACCATTAACGGCGTGGTGTGGACGTTCGTTGCCTCGGGTGCGACGGGTACGCAAACCAATATCGGCGCGAACCTTGCCGCCACACTCACGCAGCTGGCAACTGACCTTAATGCCTCCGTCAATGCCAGCATCACGCCTGCTACTTATTCCAACGGCGGCGGCACCAAGCTCAACATCGTGCATGATACACTGGGGGCAACGGGCAATAACTTCACGCTGGCTTCTGGCAATGCCAACGGGGTGGTCAGTGGTGCGACGCTCTCAGGCGGCGGCTTCACGCACACTTTTATCAGCGGCGCGGCAAGCCTTCCATCCTTTGCAGCGGAAATCGGCCATGCCAACGTGCCAGCCTATTTCGTGCATACGGGCTGTATGCTGGGCAGTATGGCATTGAATTTCCAGCGTTCGGGTGCAGCGAACGCTACCCTTAACATCATCGCTCAAGGGGAAACGCGCTTTGCATCCACGCAAGGCGGCACGCCCACCAGCCGTGTCTATAAGCCATTCAGCCAGTTCAACGGCTCGATCAAGCGCAATGGCACATCTCTGGCCAATATCACTGGCGCACAGTTTACCTATTCGAACGGATTGCAGGCAGTGCCGACCATCCGCAATGATGGGCTGATTGAAGCGGTTGATCCCACCATCATCAATGTGAATGGCAGCATAGACGTGCGCTTTGCCGACACCACGCTGGTGGATGACGCGATCAACAACAACGCCATTGAACTGGAGCTTGCCTACAAGCTGGCGGGGTTGGACGGGAACAACTTCTCACTCACCTGGACATTCCACGAAGTCTATCTGCCACGACCGCGCATCCCCGTATCGGGACCAGGCGGCGTGCAGGCCAGCTTCAACTGGCAGGCCGTCTATGACGACGCACTCAGTAAATCCGTCACCGTCGTTTTGAAGAACGATGTCACCAGCTACCCATAAGGAGGCGTTATGCTACGATTAAATCTGAAAAAAGAACCGTACTGGCTCGATTTGCCTGCCGATGTGAAGCTCAAGGTGCGGCCACTTTCCACCGCTATCATGAGTGCGGCGCAATCTTCCGTCATCAAGACAATCACCGACTGGCGGCAAGAGCGTAAATCCCGCACGGAAGTCGGCGCGGATGTCTCTGATTTGCCCGATGTGGATGATGAAGAAACCCGCCACGGGCTTTCGGAAGCGTTGCTTATCAAGGCAATGGCACGCGGCGCGGTGATCGAGTGGCAAGGCGTATTGAACAGCGCAGGTGATGCGCCTGCGGTGGTGAATGACCAAGCCGTGAACGACCTCATGGATATTTGGTTCATCGCGCAGGATTTCTGGAAAAAATACACTGCTTCACTTTCCCTGCTGGATGCGGAGGGAAACGGATACAGGCTCGCTGCAAATGGCACTTCGGCGGCGGGTCTGGATATTGCAGAACCTGCCACGACGAAGCCCTCCCGTGCAGCAAAGGCGAGTTAAGCCCTAGCACGGGCGAGCCGTTATGCCCCTACATCAAAAGCGAACCGCATTCGATGGAGGGGTTCGAGACATGGGAAGTGCTGCTTCGGTGTAGCGGCCAGTTCAAACTTTATCCCAGCGGTAAAATCGCAGGGTTCGACATTCCAACCATTTTAAGTGTGACCGACGTACTCGGCTATGACCGACAGGCATTATTGCGCCTGCTGGATTATGCCGAGGCTGGGTTGCACGAGGCAATTCGCGATCATGGCAACAGCAACGCAGAACATTTCAATCAGGATAGCGGTTCTTGACGGCGATAAAACGCGCCGTGAATTAACCCTCACTGGTGAAGCGGGACAACGTGCGCTCGCCAAAATCAAGGAAGCCACAGCTCCCGCCAGCAAGTCGCTGGTGGCGGTGAATGTGGTCAGCGAGCAAGTGCGCTATGGCATGGAAAACCTTGCAGGCGGCACAGGTTCGCTCGGGGCAAGCCTCACGCGGCTTGGTCCCGTAGGGCTTGCCGCCGCTGCTGTCATTGGCACGCTCGGCCTTGCGGTTGCTGGTGGGATCAAAGAGTTTAAGGAAGCCGAGCAAGCCCTTAACCAATTAAACGCTGCCCTTAAAGCAACCGATTTCACCGCCGGTGTGACCGCACAGGAAATCACCGCGCTTGGTGAGGCGGTGGAAGGCAACACGCTCTTTAAGAAAGAGGATATTCAGCAAGCTGCCTCCTCGCTGGTATCTTTCCAAAACGTCGCTGGTGAAACTTTCACCCGTGCGCTGCGGCTCTCCGCAGACCTTGCGGTACGTTTGGGAACCGATGTGCCTTCCGCTGCCGATATGTTGGGCAAAGCGTTAGAGTCACCCGAAGAAGGGCTTGGCAGGCTGGCGCGGAAGTTTTCCGACCTGTCACCCACCCAGAAAGAGGTGATCGAGAACTTCGTTAAACAGGGTGATATTGCTTCGGCGCAGGCCGTCATCCTTGAACATTTGGAAGAAAAAACCAAAGGGCTGGCGGACGCGCAGGCGCAAGGCTTAACGGGTGCAGCTAACCAGCTGGGGGATGCGTGGGATGATTTGCTTGAATCATTCGGGCGCACCATCAGTGAATCGGGCGCAGCACAAGTTAGCCTGAATCTGCTCACCAAAGCGGTGCGCGGTTTGCAAGAAGCGTTAAACCCCACCCGCGATCAGCAAAAAAGCCAGCTTGAAAAAGAAATAGCCGACCTGCAGGACAGCTTCGGCACCAAGCTCGACATTGCCGTGTTGGGCAGTGCGCCTGGGCTTGAAGCTAAAAAGCGCGAACTGCAAAAGATTAACGACGAGATCGCCGCCGAACAGAAGAAAGCTGATGAAGATACTCAGAACGCACGCACGGCCGCTGAGAAAGCAGCTGCAGAGCGGCGCAATAATCAGCTGCTTGAACTTCAAAAGAAATATTTGAAGGAATATGAGGACGTAACGCTCACCTCGCAGCAAAAAATCCTGCGAGACGCAGAAGAACGCCGCAAGCAGATCCTCGCGCTCAATAAAGGGGATGCAAATAGCGAATCTGCACAGAAAGCACTGGCTGCGCTCAATGCTTCCACCAAGGCAAAGCTGGCTGATGCCAACAAACAGGATGCAAAATCAGCCCCGAAAGATGAAGCGGGTGAAAATCGTAAACGTGCGATTGAAGAAGTAAACCGTGCGCTATTGCAGACCAAGCCTTCCTACGATTTGGCGAAGCAGGCACTGGATGAGTGGAAAGAAAAGCTGATCGAAAATCTCGGCGGCGCAACCGAAGCCAACCAGGAATATATCGACAAAATCGAGCAGATTTACTCGGTAAAACTCAAGGAGATTTACAACAAGTCCTTGCTCGATAGCGATAAATGGGAGGACGGCGCAAGTCGCGCTCTCAAACGCTATGCCGACGAAGCCACCAATGCGGCGAAAAACGCGGAGGATTTATTCGGCAGCGCAGCCAGCAAGGTGGAGGACACGCTGGTGGATATGGTCACCAGTGGCGAGTTTTCCTTCAAAAAGCTAGGTGATCTGGTGCAGTCCATCGAGCAGGACATTTTGCGGATGTTTATTCGTCAGCAAATCACGGGACCGATTGCGGGTGCGTTGGGTGATTTTGCCAAGGGCAGCGGTGGCGACATTTTTGGCAGTATCTTCGGCAGCCTGTTCCATGATGGGGGTGTTGTCGGTGTTTCGGGTGTTTCCCGCCGCGCTGTGCCTGCTTATGCGTTCGCGGGTGCGCCGCGCTTCCATAATGGCCTGATGCCCGACGAGTTCCCCGCCATTTTGCAAAAGGGTGAAACCGTCCTGCCCAAAAACACAAAAATGGGCGGCAACAACATCACCTTCAACATCACCACCCCGAACGCGCAGAGCTTCATGGAAAGCCAAGGGCAAATCATGAGTAAGCTCGCCGCGCAGATGGGGCGGCATAAAGCGAGGAACGGATAATGCCGACATTTCATGAAGTGCAGTTCCCGCCGAAAATCGCTTATGGCGCAAGCGGCGGGGCGGAGTTTAACACCAGCATCACCACCACTTTCTCAGGGTTCGAGCAGCGCAATGTGAATTGGCAAAAGGCGCGTGGCCGCTGGGATGTATCGACGGGCTTGAAAAGCAAAACCGATATGGATGCGCTGCAAGCCTTCTTCCGCGCACGTTTCGGCAAAGCCTATGGTTTCCGCTTCAAAGATTGGAGCGATTACCAAGCGGTGGGGCAAACGCTCGGCACGGGCAACGGTTCGCTGACTACCTTTCAGCTGAACAAAACCTATACCAGCGGCGGCAACAGCTATGTGCGGGAAATTAAGAAGCCCGTGTCAGGCACGGTTAAAATCTACCTTAACAGCGTGCTGCAAGGCTCGGGTTATTCGGTGGATCACACCACGGGCGTGGTGACATTCACCGCCGCGCCTGGTGCGGGTGTGATTGTAAGCAGCGACTTCGACTTTGATGTGCCTGTGCGTTTCGACACTGACACGCTTGCCGTGCGTGCCGACGGACCAGGCTTTTTTGTGTGGGATGCAATCCCGATTGTGGAGATACGCTTATGAGAACCGCTTCAAGCAATATGGCCGCGCATCTGGCAGGTGAAGTCACCAGCCTTGCCGTCTGCTGGAAACTCACGCTGGTGGGTGGCACGGTGATGGGCTTCACCGATCACACCTCCGACCTCACGGTGAGCAGCCAGCTTTACAAGGCCGCGACGGGCTTTTCCCCCACGAGTGTGGAAACCAAAGACAAGTTCAGCGTCGATAACCTCGATGTGGCGGGAATACTGGATGCAGCGGCAATCACCGAAGCCGACATTATGGCGGGGAAATATGACTTTGCCGAGATTGAAATCTTCATGGTGAACGTCACTGACCTAAGCCAAGGCATCATCACGCATCGCCGTGGGTGGCTTGGGGAAGTGACACTCAAGAACGGGCAGTTTATCGCCGAAGTGCGTGGGCTGGCGCAGAAACTGAGCCAGAACATTGTGGAACTCTATAGCCCCACATGCCGCGCCATCTTCGGCGATGGACGCTGCAAAGCCAGCCTTGCCAGCTACACGGTGGGCGGGAGTGTCAATACTGTCAGTAGCAGGCAGGTGTTTATCAGCAATTCGATGACGCAGGCGGCGGGGTATTTCTCGGGCGGCGAAGTGGTGTGGCTGACGGGTGCAAACGCTGGGCGGCGTATGGAAATCAAAGAGTTTTCAAACAAGCAATTCACACTGGTGCTGCCCATGCCCAACAACGTGACGGTGGGCGATACCTTCAACGCCATTGCAGGCTGCGACAAAACCATCAGCACCTGCGTGGCAAAGTTTAACAATGCCGTGAACTTTCGCGGCGAGCCTTACGTTCCTGGCATGGACAAAATGCTCGCCACCGCAGCCACGGCCAACGATTTGCAGCGCGTATGATGATAAAAGGGCAGCAAGGATTAAAATAGATATTTATCAGATGATTGACCGCCTTCCTTGCAATTCCGAACTTCAAGTTGTGAATTGCAAGGAAGATATGAGATGTTTCTCTATAATCCCCACTTTATTGCATAAAGTGCTTTATTATCCCCGAATTATTGCGTATAATGGGGTATGGAGTGAGGTTTATGCCCGAATTGTCGCCAAAGCTGCCCGAGGTGATTGTTTCCGACGCGACGACGACGGAGATGGTGTCGCGCAGCGTGAAAAGTGGAAAGCTGCGAAAGCTGGCTTCCCGTCTTTATACGACGAATTTGACCGATGCACCAGAAGCGATTGTGAAACGTAATCTCTGGCAAATCATCGGGCAGTTTGTGCCAGAAGCCTTGATTGCAGATCGCACCGCCTTGGAATTGAAGCCTGCGCCAGATGGTTCGATATTTATTATCTCGGATCGCAAGCGCGACATTGAACTGCCTGGTGTCACTATCAGGTCGCGCAAAGGCGTTGCGCCATTGCCAGATGACAAGCCGTTCATGGATGGCCTGCGCCTTTGTTCTCAGGCTCGGGCGTATCTAGAAAATATGCGTATCTCACGCCCACGCGAGGGCAGCGCACCGCGCACGCTTTCAAGGCAGGAGATTGAAGAAAAACTGGATGTGATTCTTAGGCGTTCTGGCGATACCGCCATAAAACAACTGCGTGACGAAGCGCGAAAACTTTCGCGCACGCTGGAGTTGGAGAAAGAATTCAAGCAGCTGGATGATTTGATAGGCACATTACTCGGCACACGAGATGAACCTGTAGTGTCAAAAACTGGTATCGCACGCAAAAAGGGAGAGCCTTACGACCCTGACCGCCTACAATTGTTTGAAGTCCTACACCGCGCCTTGCATGAAACACCACCGATCACGCGGCCTGCGCCTGTGGTCACAGAAACGCTCGCGTTTTACGAAGCCTATTTCTCAAACTTCATTGAAGGCACCGAGTTTGCCGTGAGTGAAGCGGAAGAAATTGTCTTTGAAGGCAAAGTGCCAAACGACCGTCCTGCTGACGCGCATGACGTTCTGGGAACCTATCAGATTGTTGCCGATACCAAAGAAATGCAGAGAATACCGAAGCGTTTTGAGGATTTCCTGACGCTATTGAAGCAGCGTCACGCGGTTATCATGGCGAAGCGGCCTGAGAAATTACCAGGGCGGTTTAAGGTGGAAGGCAACCGCGCAGGCAGCACATTGTTTGTTGCGCCTGAACTGGTGGAAGGTACGCTGAAAAAAGGATTCGAACTTTATCAAAGCCTTGATGCGCCGTTTCATCGCGCAGTTTTTATGATGTTTCTGGTGGCCGAGGTGCATCCGTTCGCGGATGGTAACGGACGTATCGCACGCATTATGATGAACGCCGAATTAGTGGCAGGAAACGAGCAGCGTATTATCGTGCCAACGGTTTATCGAAACAATTATCTGGTGGCACTCAAGGCACTGACACATAATCAGCAGCCGCAAGCCCTAGTACGCACGCTCGATTTCGCGCAGCGTTACACGGGGAAAGTGGATTGGAGCGACAAACATATCAGCCAGCGCATTCTGGAAGCTACCTATGCGTTTGTTGATCCGACAGAAGCAGATTTGCAGGGCATACGATTGACATTGCCCGATGACACCCTGATTGCCGACATCAAGGCTAGGCATGATTTATAAAGATGCAAGAATCACTCCCAGCAATCCGCTGGTTAAAATGACCAAGGGAATACCCCATCTTTTCTTGATGAGATAAAGTGCGGTCAGTGCTGCGATAAACAATACAGCTTGCTGCCAGCCCGTAACCACATGGCGGAAAATATCAAGCGCAGTGATTGCTAGCAGTCCAACAACAGCAGCGGAAACACCATCGAGCGCACCGTGAAGTGCACGATTCTCGATGATTCTTTCAAGGTAGTTATGTCCCACTAGCGTAAAGGCAAAGGCAGGAAGAAAAATGCCTAATGTCATCAAGAGTGCGCCAGTCAAACCATCGGTGATGTAGCCGAGGTAAGTGCCAAAAATAATCAATGGCGCGGGAATGACGCTGCCAAGGGCAATACCATCGAGAAATGTTTGCTGCGTGATTCCAGGATATACGCCGACCATGCTGTGCTGAAGAAATGGAATTGCAGTGTAGGCACCGCCGAAGGAAAGCAATCCCGCCTTCAACCCTTCGATAAGCAAACCGCCGCCGCCAGCTACGGAGGGGGCGGATGATAATGGCAACAATGTAGTAACGGCAAATGCCGCAAGGCTTGCTGTTACAAGTACGCCCACAGCCAAATGCTTACGACCCGCTGCCCATAATGATTGCCAAGCAGCGCAGATCAAGAACACAAATAAGAAATGTACGCCTAGCAGCGTCAGTAGAATGGAACTGCCAGCAGCCACCCAAAGTGAAGTGCCAGTCAGAACATGGCTACCGATGCGATGTGCCGCACGCACAATCAAGGCGGTAACGGCTGGCGCGATACCAACAAAAAGCGGCAACAAAACGGCTGCACCGAAAGAAACATACGCCCATGAGAGCAGGAGCATGAATAATAATCCAGGCAACATAAAACCAAGACCAGCAAGAAAACCGCCCCATCGGCCTGCGCGGATCATACCAAAATAGACACAAAGTTCATGCGCCTCTGGACCAGGCAATGCTTGGTAAACAGCAAGTGCGCGACGGAATTTCTCTGGAGTAATCCAGCGTTGATTATCTACGAGTTCATCTTTCAGCATGGAAATTTGTGCGACGGGACCACCCCAGGCAAGCAAGCCAAACCTTAGAAAAATTACAAAAATGGAAAACAGAGATTCTTCTTTTTTCATAAGGACAAGCATATGGCAGATCGAACAAAAAACAACATAGTAATCCAAGCCCGAACATGGATCGGCACACCGTTTCACCACCAGGCACGATTGAAGGGCAAAGGCTGTGACTGCCTCGGCCTGATTGTCGGCGTGGTGGATGAGTTGAGCTTGAAGGATAAGCACGGCCAGCCGCTCGCGGGTTATGACGAGGTGACCTATTCCAAAGAGCCAGACGGTGCGTATCTCACCGAGAAGCTCACGGCGTTGCTGGATGAAGTGCCGATAGCCGAGGCGCAGGCAGGTGATCTGGCCTTGTTCAAGGTGCGCGAGAACCCACAGCACATGGCATTTCTCACCGATTATGAAAACACGCTGGGGATGGTTCATTCCTACGCGCCAGCCCGTCGGGTGGTGGAACACCGCCTCGATGATGACTGGAAACAACGACTTGTGAAGGTATTCAGATGGCAGCCATCGTTCTAGCAGCCGCCGCAAGTTCTGCGGCCTCATCTATCGGCGCGGGGGCATTTGCCGCAGCGTTGGCGGGTGGTGTAGGTGGATATTTGGGCGGGTTTATTGACCGTTCCATTTTCGGCAGCAAGGCACGCATCAATCAGGAAGGTTCGCGCCTGACGGATTTGATGGTGCAGGCTTCCACCTATGGCAAGTCGATTCCCGTAGTCTATGGCAACGCCCGTATTGCGGGAAACGTGATCTGGTCGCGCCCGATTCAGGAGCATGTCACCACCACAACGCAATCCTCGGGCGGTGGTAAAGGCGGCGGTGGTAGTGGCGGCGTGGAAACCACCACCACGACCTACACCTACACGGCAAGCCTTGCGGTGGCGATTTGTGAAGGTGCGATCAGCGAAGTGGTACGCGTATGGGCAGATGCAAAGCAGCTTGACCTAACGGCTGGCAGCTATTCGCTCTATCTCGGTGACGAAACGCAGCTGCCCGACACGTTTATGTCGTCTTTCTATCCTGCTGGGCAAACGCCAGCCTATCGCGGCACGGCCTATGTGGTGATTAAGGATTTCCCGCTGGGGGATTTTGGCAACCGCATTCCGAATTTTACCTTTGAGGTGCGTCGCACGCTGAAAAAGCCCTTCGACCTTGAGGACAAAATCAAGGACATCACCATCATCCCAGGGGCGGGTGAGAATGTGTATGACACGGTGGTGCAGGAGAAAACCAGCGGCCAGCAAGATGTATCAGGCAATTTCATTCAAGGTGGCAAGGTCACCAAAATGAACCTGAATAACCTCAATAATAAAGCCGATGCGCTGGTGGCACTCGATAACCTGAAAGCCAACCTGCCCAATGTGGAATGGGTGTCGGTGGTGGTGAACTGGTTTTCGGATTCCGCAGATCCTGCGGTGAGCATTATCAAGCCAGCGGCGGAGTTTAACAGCCAAGGCGCACGGGTCGCGCCCGATGACTGGGCGGTGGCAGGATTTAACCGCAACAACGCGCATGTGATTTTAACTTTTCCTGATGGTTCGCCCACTTATGGCGGCACGCCGACGGATAAAAGCATCATCCGCTTGTGCCAGGAATTGAAGGCGCGTGGCTACAAGGTGCTGTTTTACCCGATGGTGCAAGTGGACACCATCACGCCACAGCCAAAACCGTGGCGCGGCAGGATTACACCGACCAATGCCACGGATGCGGCCAACTTCTTCACCCGCACCAATGGCTACAATGCGTTCATCAACTGGTATGCCAGCCTGAATGTGGGCGGCGTGCTGCTTAAGAACAATATCGACGCTTTCATGATCGGCTCGGAGTTGGTGGGTTTAACCACCTACATGAGCAGCGCAGGCGTATTCCCAGCGGTGACGCAGCTTAAGAACCTCGCGGCCTCGGTGAAAACTGCCGTCGGCGCAGGCGTAAAAGTCATGTATGGCGCGGATTGGAGCGAGTACCACTCGGTGAATGGCTGGTATCATCTCGATCCGCTGTGGTCGGATTCCAATATCGACGTGGTGGCGATTGATTGCTATTTCCCCCTCACGCCTGATTTGCCACAAAGCCAGATTGACTATGCCGCTGTGTATGCTGGCTGGACGAAAGACGAAGGCTGGGATTATTATTGGGACGGCACACGCACCACGAAAACCTTCTATTCAGGCGCAACATTCGCCTGGAAGAACGTAAAGAACTGGTGGAATAGCACTCACACGAATCCTGATGCCAGCGGCACGGCGTGGACGGCCAAGATGAAACCCGTGTGGTTTTCGGAGATTGGCTTTCCTTCGGTGGATGGATGCGCCAACCAGCCCAACGTGTTCGTTGACCCTGACTCGGTAGAAAGTTTCTATCCTCGGGGTTCGCGCTCGCGTGTGGATTTTCTGGCGCAGCGCACCGCGCTCGATGCCTCGATTGACTATCTCAATGCGGAGAACGCGCTGGAAGCCAATTTCATTCCGCGCAAATTCGTGTGGACATGGGATGCACGGCCGTTCCCATTTTTCCCCGATCTCGGTTCGGTATGGGCAGACGGGAGCAACTGGAAAACAGGCCACTGGGTGCAAGGCAAGCTGGGGCTTTCGAGCCTCGGCCAGATCGTCGCCGACCTGCTGAAAAAGGTGGGTTACGACAACACCATGTATGACACCAGCCGTCTGACGGATATTGTGTCGGGCTTTATCGTGAGCAACAGGCAAACGGTGCGTGCGTGTTTGGAGCAATTAACCTCGGCTTATTTCTTCGACATGGTGGAATCGGACGGGCTGCTGAAGTTCATCAAGCGGGGCAAAGTTTCCAACACCACGCTGGATTTTTCGGAACTTGTGCCGCGTGATGATGCGATTGAAACCTTCACCATCACCCGCACGCAGGAACTGGAATTGCCGCGCCAGGTGGATGTCATTTATCTGAACCGCACGGCGGATTATCAGGCTGGCACGCAATCCTCGCAGCGGCAAACCGTCAAAGCGGTGGATTATGCCACAGTGAACCTGCCAATTGTGCTTTCCGATCAGGAAGCCAAGGTGGTGGCGGATGTGACGCTCTACAATGTTTGGGTGGGGCGCGTGCAGTACCAGTTCACCGTGCCGCCAAAATATGCGCTGCTTGAGCCGACCGACGTGATTACCATCACGAAGGATGGCGCGTCGTATGTCATGCGGATCAATTCCACGAAGCTGGTGCGAAACGGGATGCAGGAACTCACAGCGGTGGCTGAAGATGTGTCATCCTATGATTTCTACAATCCCGCAGGCACTGGCACGCCGAACATTCAACCGCCGACGAGCATTTCCGCCACGCGGCTGGAATTGCTCGACTTGCCTGCATTCCCCATCGATGCGGTGACGGATGCGTATTTGCGCTATGGCGTGGTGGGTTTGGGTGGTGACTGGACGGGTTCGGCGGTTTACCGTTCGGATGATGGCGGGGCAAACTATGCCTTGATGCAAACGCTCACGGCGCAGGCCACTATCGGCGCGGTGCTGAATATCATCCCTGCGGGGACGGTTTACACTTGGGATAACAGCACGACCATTGATGTGCTTTTAACATTCGGCCAGCTGCAGAGCGTGACCGACATCGCCGTGCTGAATGGCGCGAATGTGTGCGTCATCGGCGATGAAGTCATCCAGTTCCAAACCGCGACACTGCTCGACACGAATAAATATCGTTTGTCTGGGCTTTTGCGGGGGCGGCTGGGTACGGAATGGGCTGTAGGTAGCCACATAGCGGGTGAACGCTTCATCATGCTGACAAACGCGCTGGTGCGGGAACTGATGGCATCTTCTGGCTGGGGTATCGCCAAGAAGTTCAAGCCCGTGACGGTTGGCTCCACACTCGGGGCGACCACCACGCAGGATTTTACCTATGCGGCAAAGGCTCTGAAACCTTATTCGCCCGTGCATATTGAGGGCAGCCGAAACGTGGGTGGTGATCTGACCATCAACTGGAAGCGGCGCACGCGCATCGGCGGCGACTGGCGGGACGCGGTGGATATTCCGCTTTCTGAAGAAGCCGAACGCTACGAGGTGGAAATCATGCAGGGGGTGACGCTGAAACGCACCATCATCGGCCTGACTTCACCCACAACCATCTACACCGCCGCGCAGCAAGTGACGGACTTCGGTTCGGCGCAAAGCAGCGTGCTGGTGAATGTGTACCAGCTTTCCGCAGCCGTCGGGCGTGGATACGCGGGAATCGCAACGATCTAACCTTCAAACAACGGATAGTCTTATGCCAAACACCACTAATCGGGTGAAGCTGCCCTATATTCTGCAATCGCAGTCGCAGAAGGAAGTGACGCACAACGCATCACTCGACTTGATCGACGCGCTATTGCAGGCGGCAATGGTGAGTGTGGGGGTGAATACGCCTCCAGGCTCGCCCGTCGCGGGGGATAGCTACATCGTGGGTGCTTCGCCCACAGGTGCATGGGTGGGGCAAGCCAAAGCCCTCGCATTCTACACCACCGCATGGAACTTCATTGCTCCGTGGGAGGGGCTGACGGTATGGGCGAATGATGTAAACACACTTTACACTTACGACGGCGCGGCATGGGTGCTGACGGTGAACACCACATCGTTTCAGAACCTCACCATGCTGGGCGTGAATACTTCCGCGGATAACACCAACAAGTTCGCGGTAGCGAGCGCGGCAATCCTGTTCAATCACATCGGCACGGATATGCAGGTGAAGATTAACAAGAATGCAGTGGGTGATAAGGCCAGCTTTCTTTTCCAAACAGGGTTTTCAGGGCGTGCCGAGTTCGGCCTGCTCGGAGATGATAACTTCACCCTTAAAGTATCGGCGGATGGCTCGACGTTTTTTGATGCCCTGAAAATGCTGGCAGCAAATGGTCGTGTGGCTCTGAAATCGAACGCCTCGGGGTTAAGCGGTGCAGGCACAACGCAAGGCACAGCAACGGCGATCACCAAGCAAACGAATGAGTTCACCACAGTGGCCGCTTCTTCGGGTGCAAGGTTGCCGTCACCCGAGCAAGGCGAGTTTATTTGTGTAGCGAACGCTGGGGCGAACGCTCTAGCGGTGTACCCCGCAAGTGGCCATAGCATTAACGCCCTAGCAGCCAATGCCGCTTTCTCACTGGCGGCTGGCAAGAACGCCATGTTTTGGGCGGCAACCGCAACCAAATGGTACGCAAACTTGAGCGCATAGGAGAAAATCATGACTACTAATCCAGGCAAATACACTATGCGCGTTTATCGAGGGGCGACATTCAGAAAAGTCGTCACCTGGAAAGACGAAAGCAATACCATCGTGAATGTAACGGGCTTCAAAGCTCGGCTTCACATGCGCGAAACGGTAGAATCTTCAACACCTTTTCTCACACTTACTACGGAAAACGGCGGCATCACGCTAGGCGGCGCGGCTGGCACTATCACACTACAGGCATCGGCCACAGCAACCGCTGCTCTCACAGTTTTAGAGGGAGTCTATGATCTTGAGATGGTTGCTCAAGATAACGTAACCGTCACCCGTTTGCTTGAAGGATTAGTATTTGTCAGCCCAGAGGTAACGCGATGAGCAACATAGAAATTCAAGAAGTCACGCAAGTCATCGAGATTGATGATGTGAATGTTACTGTGATTACAGTGGGAACTCAGGGACCGCCTGGTGTGGTTATGGGCTTCACTGGAAGCGTCAACGTGCCGCTGCAATACGGCGGGATTTTTAACATTACCACGCAAAATGGTTTGGTCATTAGCATGGGCATTTACGGGATGTAGTTATGACTGAAGAAACGACAATTATTCCAGTTCCTGATGATCTGATTCAAAACTGGCCAGAGGATGTGTGTCGTGAGTTAATGACTGCAATCAACCAGTCACTGGCAACTACATCCTACCTTGCCAACAAACAGCCAGTCACATGTGGTGATGTGGTTGTGTGTGGCAGCCGTGTATGCGGGGGTTATACTCCCACGTCCGATTTGGATGTAGTGGTGTATATCAACGATTACGTCCCACCAGAATTACCAGGGCGCAGCTATTACCGACACCGCCTGGTCGTCAAATTCCGCAATCTGAAAATGGATTTATGGCTACGCTGCAACGACGATAAAGAGCTTGGCATATTCCCAGGACATCCTGATGCACCGACACCGCTGGGCTGGCGGCTACCCTATTATTCGCTCGTCAATAAGACAGTCAATCAAGTCTATGCCGACGAGATAGAGGACTATCTTCGATTTATGTACAGCATGAAGCCCAGGCTCAATTCGCCTGAGCGACGATGGGATAAACTCATAGTCCCCATAACCCTGCCATTTCAACCAACCACCGCCCTTTGAGGCGGTTTTTTTATGTCCAAAACCCAAGGAGGAACCATGTCACCACCCGACGATATTGATGTGCGCTCACAGCTGGCTGTGATGAACGCGCAAATCCAAACACTCACCAAAACAGTCGATGTGCTGGCCGAGGAAGTCAAAACCCTCACAGCACTGGCAAATCAGGGCAAAGGGAGCCTTCGCACCCTCCTGATAGTCGGCGGCCTATGGACGGGCTTGGTGGCCTTTCTCAGCTTCGCCGCTGGTCATCTTTCTTGGAAATAATGGAGGTTCTTATGATTACGCTACTCGGTTCTTTACTCGGCTTCCTGTCGGCGGCCTTTCCTGATTTCTTAAAACTGTTCCGCGATGCGCAGGATCGCAAGCACGAGCTTAAAATCCTTGAAATGCAGATGGAGCAGCAGAAGCTCGGGGCTTCCCAGCGTTTGGAAGAAATCCAGGTGAACGCTGACATCGCCGAATCCCAAGCCCTCTATCGGACGTACAACACAGGCATTCGCTGGGTGGATGCGCTCAACGGCACGGTGCGTCCCGTCATCGCATACAGCTTCTTCATTCTCTATGCGCTGGTGAAGGTGATGCAGTTTTCTGCAGATCTTCCGTGGTTGCTATGGACGGCGGAAGACCAGGCGATTTTCGCAGGCATCATCAGCTTTTATTTCGGCCAACGCGCCATGAGTAAATTGCGGAGCGGAAAATGAGACACATTTCCCAGCAAGGACTTGATCTGATTTGCCGCTTCGAGGGCTTTTCGCCGATCATTTACATGTGTCCAGCTGGGTATCCCACGATTGGTTATGGTCACCTGATTACCGAAGCCAACAAAGAGCAGTTCTTGGACGGGATTGACGAGGATGAAGCCCTCGATCTGCTACGACAGGATGTCGCAGTGGCAGAACGTGCTGTGCTGCGCTTGATTAGCGTACCACTCACTCAAGGGAAGTTCGACGCACTGGTATCGTTTACCTTCAACCTTGGTGCGGGTGCGCTTCAACGCTCCACGCTCCGCCGCAAGGTCAACCGCGAAGAACATGCCGACGTGCCTGCTGAACTCATGAAATGGGTGTGGGCTGGTGGCAGGAAACTACGCGGGTTGGTCAAACGGCGCGAGACGGAAACTATGCTTTACAAAACCTAAATCTCTAAGCCTTTCGAGACCTCAGTATATTTTCTACAAATTTGCCGATATGCCTCGACTAGATCTGGCAGGGTTGGAATTTTCTCAAGATTCTTTGGGTCAAGAAAATCTGTATCTAGCTCGATGCCCTTCTTCTCAGCAAGCCTGCCCAACTCCTGCCTCATATGCTTAAGTAACGTCGGACCATGCTCTGGTAAGAAAGAATAGTCTGGCTCTTTTCCTTCCTCTGCCAAATCCTTCCGTAATTGCTCATCGAACTTTGAGCCTGGCAGGAATATAATCGACGATGATTCCATCGGGAGCAAGCTGCGATAATAGATATGCGCGGTATTGATGTTATCGTCGCTGATCTGCGCTGTAATTGAAACAGGGCTTGCATAACCTTCTGCGCTGGCAACATGTGGATTCTGATAAGTGATGGAGTGCCGCTCCGGAATGATGCTCCCGTAGGTGTGATAATGTGCGCTACCTCCCACAATATCTTTTCCTGCTTCATGGATTGGTTCATAAAGCATGGATGATAATCCTCTGGCCGAGCGCACAATACAGACAGGAACAGAATCTTTGTGATTCTCTTCAAGGTTTTTCATGATGCTTTTTTTGACATTCGTAGGAATCAGGCTGGCGATGTAGAGTATATCGGTAGGGATGTATCTCACATCCTCGTTATCACGAGACTGGAATTCACCATCAGCAAAAGTGTAGTGAGAGTGCCCTAGCTTAAAATTCTGACCACGGTGCTTCAGTCGTTCCGCTTCATTTTTTCGTGGTCCGCCATAATGCACTTGGTTGCCGTCTTCAATATAAATGCTTACGGCCTCCCGTTTTAGGACACCCAAAAGCTCAAGGTGATTTCTCAACTTCCGAGATAGCTCAACCGCTTCTGGATCGGAGTCGATTAGATTAACTTTGCAGCCAGAAATAATGTGGTTCACAAAACCTGTTAAAGGAAGCGCACCGCTTCCAACAAACGTCATATATTTTTCCTTAAGGTCTTCTACCCCGAAAATGTCTGGATTAATTGCTTTAATCTGTTTGCCTCTTTTTGTTATTCCTTCAGGATCGTTCGGCGGCAATGTGACTTTTTGTAAGTTTGTTTGCAAACTCTTGGGAAAGTTTCCGTGACCAGCTGGATTTTCAATCAGATGTTTTTCACCATAAGCTAGATGTTCATAGTTGTGAGTATAGGGAAATGGCTTGATGGCTTCATCTAGTCGGAACAGTCGTCGTGCTGTCTTAATATCATCCGCAAGTGCTTTATCAGCTGTATCCGCTGGAACAATCAGCTTCATTTTTTCATGTTCATCATAACGCTCTGTGAATCGTTTCCCTGATTTCTCGAGATAGTCTTTTACCCGTCCTTCAGCATCATGCTTGATTTCTGATATTGCCTGCTCCGATATTCTTACAGAACCGTTATAGCGTTCTTCGATGCGCTCTAATGCTTTACGGGCATAGAACTTTTCCATTTCACCTTCTGAATACGCGCTGATTAACGGGATGCTCTTTAGTTTCTCACGGTAGTCAGGATTTGCATTTGCAATGTCAAAGAAACTTTTAACTACTCCCTCATCATAAGATTGAAGGCATATCTCCACCAACTCGGACAGTGCTTTATTGACCGTAGGGCATGGATCAAGTGCTCTGGCGCCGCTTATTTTGTGACCTTCTTCATCTGTGAAAAATGGCTCCTCCCCACGAGTTACGGTATCCATGAACGCATCATCCCACTTCTTATGTTTGGTGTAAGCGTTCCAGCGTTCTTCAATTTGCGCGTATATGCCTTCAGGTGCGAATACCCGATTCACAAGCTCTTGTGCTGTAAGTTGGCTTTTCTCGTTTTTTCGATAGGGTTTAAGTAGCGGTGATTTACGGTTAGTCAT